CACAACAAGAGATGGAGATTTATCTTGAGTCTAAGCGCCGTGAGATGGAGGACGAAGATGCTAAACGAGACCAACAACGCAAAATGGTTTGGTTTGCTCTTTTCGGTATGCTTTTATACCCATTATTCGTGTTTGGTACCGAAGCTATGGGGTTCAGTAACGCTAGTGGCGTAATTGGCGACATGGCGCCAACATACTTCATGGCGGTATCAGTTGTTGTCGGCGCGTTCTTTGGTGCTGATGCTTACGTTAAAGGTAAGGACAAGAAAGGCGAGAAGAAAGATGCGTAGATATTACAAAGAAGGTGGCGCTGTGAAAGACGCGTGTTACCACAAGGTTAAGAGCCAATACAAAGTTTTCCCATCAGCGTATGCGTCAGGCGCGATCGCTAAGTGCCGCAAGAAAAAGGCGGGTAAGTAATGGCTGTTCGCAAGACCAAGAAAGGCGCAGCGTTAAAACGCTGGTTTAAAGAAGACTGGAAAGACGTGCGTACTGGCAAGTCTTGTGGACGTAAAGAAGGTGAGAAACGCGGCACGCCATATTGCCGCCCCACCAAACGAGTTTCTAGTAAGACCCCAAAGACCGCGTCAGAAATGACACCTGCCGAGAAGAAAAGCCGTATCTCACAGAAAAAGTCCTTGGGCCAACCTGCGGGCAAGCCTAAACGCGTAGCCCCCTTAAAGCGTAAAAAGACCGTGAGGAAGAAGAAATGATACCTATTGAGCTGATGACAATGGCTGGTGGCGCCGCTATGGGGGGTCTATTTAAGTTTATGGACCAAGCCCAAAAAGCCAAAGCCGAACAGCAGAAGCTGATGCTGGAAGCTATGAAGGCTAAGACCGAAGAAGCCGACGCCGCCTCTGAGCGAGCAACCAAAGCTGCTGATGCTGCCGCTGCTCGTGTTGGTAACGATCCGTTCGCGAAGATGACGCGGAGAATCTTTGTACTTTCGATGCTTGGGCTTGGCGCTTGGGCAATGACTGGCGCATTAACTGGTCTCGATATCGTCGTGCCTGTTGAAAAGGAAACTGGATTTAACCTCCTTGGTCTAATCGATACTACTGGGACAACTACTGAGTTTATTCGCCTAGAAAATGCGATCGTGCATTTTGAGTGGCTAAAAACGTCTATCTTAGCGGCAGGCGCGTTTTACCTCGGCAAGTCATAATGAGGTTAGCCATTCCAGTAGCAGCAATGATGCTGCTGCAAGGATGCTCAACAATACAGGATTGGGTAGGTCAGCCCGTGAATAGCGACGACGATTGCTCATTAAATTCTGTTCCTATTTGCATACCAATCGGAGGTCAAAAGATGCAAGAAAAAGATGACAACTTCAAGATATACGACATAAAAGTCGGTAAAAATTTTACTATCAATGATTTTACCTGCAAATGCGGGTGCGGCGGCATGCTTTATACGCCAAGACTTGTGAGTATGCTTGATCGCATATCAGATCATTTTCAGCGTGATGTTGTGATCACCAGTGGTTTTAGATGTGAGTCGCATAACAAAAAGGTTGGCGGCATTGATGACAGCTTGCACACATCTGGTCAGGCGGTAGACTTTATTGTTCGTGGCGTATCGCCGGCAAAAGTTAAACAGTATCTTGGCGACTTTGACGGTGGCGTCGGATTGTATGAGCGCCATATTCACATCGACAATGGCGTAAAGAAGCGTTGGAAGGGTGAATATGCCAGTTAAAAAAGTCGCAGGCGGTTACAAATGGGGTAAATCTGGTAAGGTTTACAAAACTAAAGCTGCTGCCGAAAAACAAGGCAGAGCTATTTACGCATCTGGTTATAAAAAGGCGAAAAAGAAATGAGCGAAGAAAGCACAGAATTGGAATTGGTGAGCAATAACGAAGAAGTTAAGCCTGCCAAGAAAGTGACCAAGAAGAAGGTCGGTGTAAGCGTGGCTAAACTTACCCCACAGCAAAAGGCACGCGCCAAGGCAATGTCAAAAGCAAGGGGCGTTAAATATCCGAATGCGTGGTCAAACCTGAAGGTTGCACGCGGCAAGAAATCCACCAAGAAAGGTAAAAAGTAATGGCTAAAAAACCAGTTCGCGGTCAACGCGCCGCAAAGTCAAAAGCAAAATCGAAATCGTTTGAGCCATGCTCACGTTGCCAAAGCAAGGGCGCGTGTAAAGCTGCGGGGCGCTGTTTAGCGAAGAGCTTTGGCTAAGAAGACCACCAAGAAAAAGATCTCTGCTGATCGCAAGTACGCCAACGGAACAACGTACAAAGACAGCCAAGGGCGTACGCATAAACGTACGTCTGCAAAAGGCACCAAGCGTGGCGATGCCTACTGTGCAAGATCATCAGGTCAGAAGAGTAAAGACGGCACCATGTCGCCAAAATTAAAGGCTAGACGTAAAGCGTGGGGATGTCGCGGAAAGAAATCTGTGAGATCATAACGCGGTCGGTGCTTGACCTCCCCGACATGCGGGACGACCACCTCTCCCGCGCCACGCCCCGGTTGGCTTTCCTCATCTTTTGTTAACCGGGGCACCTTTAAGGTCAATCACAACTTTTTTTGCTGCCTCACAGCCGTAGCAGATAAATACTTGATGAGATATTTTTTCCAAGTATTGCTTCCAATCTTTTTGTTGCGCGCTGACTTTACCTTTACCTTCAGTTTTCATTTCTATCCATACTAACCACTCTGGTATGAATAAATCTGGCACGCCTGCGGTAACGCCCTCGACCTTTAGCTTGCCTGCGGTGATCTTGTTGCGCAGACCGCCATTCGGTATGGCGAATATCCGCACGTCCGGATAACTTTTACGAAACCAACTGACAAACTCGCGCTGCTCGACGTGCTCACTTCTACCACTCATATCTAGTCACCCGGTAATACTTACCTTCAGTTTTATAATTAATTGTTTGTGGCGGCTTGCCACCTTCCATGATCTTGGTGATGCTATAAATATCGTCTGAATCGCCAATATCAACACCGGCATTTTTTGCCAAACCCCATAACTTTGTTCTGGCGATCTCGCCTGCTCGACCACCGTGCAAGATCACAAAATACTCAGGCACGATCGGATCGGCTAAGCCTTTGCCAAAATAGTGGACCTTGATCATCTCTTTGCCAGACGCCTTGCTGACTGCAGGAAACCAACGCCAACCGTAAATTTCCATTTTTTTGTCATGATTCGCCCCCATGATGTCATCATCATGTAAGCGGTACGCCTTTTTCTGAGGTTCAGGAAACGGTGCGCCACAGGACGGGCAAATCTTGGTGGTTGGATGGACTAGCTCGCCACAGCTGTCGCAAACCTTTACTGGCGCATCGCCTGTGCCGTCACCTTTCTTTTCTGGCGGATTCACGGCAGTGATCGGTCCATGCATCTGCACGACGCCGGCAAAGTCGAGCACCAAGCAATGATCGGTGTGCGACTTGATGCGCATGCCACGACCTGCCATCTGGACATACAAGCCCGGCGACATGGTGGGTCGCATCATGGCAATCAGGTCAATATCGGGATAATCAAAGCCAGTGGTGAGCACGTTGGCGTTAGTTAATGCGCGTATCTCGCCAGAGCGGTATTTGGCAATTAAAGCTTCACGTTCTGCTTTTGGAGTTTCGCCAGTGATGGTCTCTGCCGAGATGCCGCGCTGATTCAGAATATCACGCACGGCGTAAGCGTGATCAACGCCCGTACAGAAAAACAGCCACGCTTTTCGATCGCCTGCCAGTGCGATCACCTCGTCGACAACGGCAATATTGTGCTCGTCGGTATTGACCGCCGCCTGCAGTTCCTTGTCTATGTACTCGCCACCTCTTTTTTTGACGCCTCTGACGTCAATTTGGTGACCTGTAAGCTTAGATCTCAACGGAGCAAGGTAACCATTAGCCACAAGCTCTTCGATGCTTACAGGCTCGATTAATGCGTCAAACAGCGCCTCACCATCAGTGATATAGCCGTGACCAAGGCGATAAGGCGTCGCAGTAAGACCAAGTACCCGTAAACGCGGATTAATGGCTGTGAGGGCGTCTATGAGCTTCCTGTAGCCACCTTCTTGCTTATGACTAACCAAGTGCGCCTCGTCGATGATAATCAGGTCGATATGACCGATCTCTTCAGCCCGGTTACGCACCGACTGTATGCCGGCAAACGTTATAGGCTCGCCAAGCTCACGGCGACCGATACCGGCTGAGTAAATGCCAAGCGGGGCATCAGCCCAGTGCTGCAACATTTTCTCTGCGTTTTGCTCGATCAGCTCTTTAACGTGAGTCAGCATCAGGACGCGGAAGTGATCCCATCCTGTAATCAATTTCTTACAAACACCGGCGACAATATGCGACTTGCCGGACCCGGTAGGTAACACAAGACATGGGTGCCCTTGGTTATTTTTTAGCCAATCAAACGCCATATCGATGGATCGTTGTTGGTAGCTTCTCAGTTTAATTTGTTGTGATACACTCATAGCTACGACATTTCATGTTGTTTTCCTAATAGCGGATCGCTCCGCTTGGTGATTGATGATTTGCCCCGCATCCCCGCGGGGCGTTTTTTTAGAATCGCTCAAGCTCGTAATCATTCATCTTGATAACAATTTCGAGAGCGCGTCGTATCCCTTCAGAAGCATTGCCGCCCCCAATCGCTCTTGCAATCTCCATATGCGCTTCAGCCAGTGAAATATTTCGTCGAGAAACAGGACCGTCCTGATAAAACTTGCGAGGTCGACCACCACGGTTTTTAGGTTCTTCAAAAACACTTTCAAACTCCTTAATTCTTGCAATGTCAGTCACAGATAATTTCCCCATTAAATTCTTTTCGTAATAACGCAACCATGTCGTCTAGCTCAGCATCGAGCAGGCGCACGCATTCATCTGGATTAGCAGTTAGCTCGCGGCTTGAGAAAGTGCCATCCAAATCTTTCTTGCCGTTATAGATGGTGTGACCACCAACAACATAAGCGGCGCAATGCTCTTTCTCAGAGTCGACCATTTGCCATGGCACCAAGTCAGGATGCAGTACATGGTTTTCACAGCCTTTATGCTGAAAGTCGACCGGGATAGGTCGCTCAGGATAAACAGCGCAGCTCCACGTCGAATCTTCTTTGGCGGTTGAGTGCGCGCAGGTGCGGCAGTTAACTTCTTTTGTCAGATGCGTTTCGTGACAGAAGCTATGCGCCGGGCAAAACTTGCACTGATACCACGTCGGATCTGTCGATAGCGGCTCAGGCATGCGATCAGCTGTCGCAATGCGTTGACCTTTACCCACAAGCTTTGACGCTTCGGTTTTCTTCAGGCGCACACGCTCGGTGTACATGCGATCGTCGTCTTTACAGATCGCCACATACAAGGCGCGATCGACCTTAGTGCCGTACATGTAAAGCTGCATTTGTGCGTAATGCACAGGCTTAGCTTCTTGCACGCCTTTCTTTAGCAGCTCGTCAAATGACTTCTTGCTATGCGTTTTGAATTCAGCAATGTGCTTCTTTTCGGGTGCTTCTGGTACGCCAGAAGTGATCATGCCGTCGATGCTGCCAGAAACGTGCGAGCCAAAATCGACCCGGTACTGATTGGCGCCAACATTAATCAATGTCAGCCCGGCTTTGCGCAGATCGGAAACAATCGTTTCTTCTTCATTGTGACCACGGCGGAACAAGCGCAGGATGCGACCGTCAAATTTCTCGATCACCGCCCAACGAAAGTTAAGCCACAGCCAACGATCGCACGGGTGACCGAGCATCGATGCGCCCATGTGTGGGCGTGGTCTTTCTTGGTGATCTTGATGCCACTTGTCGACCTTGTCGACGATGGTTTCTTGTAATGGTATTTCCATGTTTCCCCTCAAACTATGGTGAGCAAATAAGCAATTACACCGGCGATGATTCCGGCTAACGCTATTGCTATGTAGTCGATACATTTCATGGTGATGTCCAAAAAGGGGGCGATGCCCCCTCGGTTAGAAAGGCGTGTCAGCCTTTGGCTCTTCTTTAGGTGCAGCTGCAGGTGCTGAAACTTTGCCTGCTGACTTGAATGCTTTGACGGTGTTCTTATCGCCGTACTCAGCACTCTTTTCGATGCCGACTTTGATCGATACGGTGTTACCGATCAGCTCGTCAGAATCGCGAGGCATTTCCTTCATGCCAATTGCTG